GGTAATTCGGACCCCATGCATTATATATTTATTGCCTAAAAGTTTTAGGGTTTTGTTTTTGAGGGACAAATGACAGGACGCAAACGCTCGAACCGCGACGGCTTCGTCCGAAGGAACGCTCGAAGAGTTCGGGCGACGGCGTGCTTCTATGCGATGGAGTGGTCGAACGATCCTTTCACCATGACGCTATCGCACGTCCTCTTGGCTTCGACGCTAACGCTTGCCGCTTTGTCGGCGTGGGGTTTCATTCCGTGACAAAGCCGAAGCCTAAGCCGAAGCCGTCGAAGAAAGCCGCGAGCGAGATCGCGCCGGACGGAACGGTCGCGCTCGAATTCTTCGCCAGCGTTTACGATCTTCACGTCGAGCGAATTCGCCAACTCATAAAGGAAGGATGGATTCCGCGCGGACCCCGCGCCCGCGTTCACATGATCGACGGCGCGCGCGGCATGGATAAATATCGGCTCGACCAAATCGCACGCGCCGGAACGAAGGGGCAAGACACGCGGGTTAAGGATGCTCGCGCCCAAGAAATCGAAATGCGGATCGCCGAGAAACGCGGCGCGCTGATCGACTACGGCGAAGCCCTGGCGATATGTCAAACGCTGTTCGGCGCGCTCAAGAGCGAACTTGACGGGCTTCCGGCGAGCGTGTCGCGCGAACGAGAAATGCGGCACAAGATCGAAGACAGGATCAACGGCGCGCTAACCCGCGTTGTGAAGCGGCTCGACGTTTGGGCGGCAACCGGACGATTGAGCATCGATTAACCCATAACGGAACCCCCCTTCCCGCCGCCCTGGCGAACGTTGGCGGGTTTGGTCGCCCCCTAGAACCCCTCGCCGTCAAGCGGAAACAGGGGCTAGGCGGCTTTCGACCTGTCCCCCGGTACAGGGGAACCCCCTCCCCCCGACTTTGCCGTCCTAGCCCCCTCTGGCGCGTTTTCGACCTCCAGGCAAAAAGGACCCCCGGTCACGCGGGGCGGCGTGCCGGGGGCAAGGTGTCGAAACCGGGGAACGACGGGACATGGGTTTCCCGGCGGTGGGGCAACGCTCCCGCCGCCGGTCGGTTCCCCCTAACGTTGCGGCGGGGGTTCCGCTCGGGCGATGGCGGCGTCGATGACTTCGCGTTCGGGACCGGCGTAACGGAGCCGCTTCAAGATCGCCCGCGCGTCCTTCAACGCGGCGAGCAAGTCCGGCGACGCGGCGGCGAGTTTCCGATTCGCGCGGCTGACGTCGGTCGGAACCATGGGGACCGCCGCCCCGCTGAAAAGGATCGACGCGCCCTTGCGGTCGACAATCTGTCCGTGACCGTCGACCGTCCATGGTCCCGGCGTGTGTGTGGTCTTCGCCATTTCACAAAGTCCCCTTCGGAGAGAAGTTGAGATCGAATGAATAGTAGGGTTCGGCGATGAAGTACGGGTTCGACGCTTCCATCGAAGCGATGATTCCCCATTCGTAATAGGGACAGGATTCCCACGCGACGGACCACACTCCGTTGCGTCCGTTAAACCGCTTCACTCCAGGTCGCCAAAGCCCGACTTCAATATCCGGTTTCTGACCTATCGATTTGCTCTCTTCGCGGCAGCGCGCGGCAATTGAAACCGCCGCCTTCTCGCAAGACTTCGCTTCGTTCAAGACCCGCACGACGGCGGCTAGAAATGTTTGCTTGCTCATTGTCCAGTTCTCCTAAGAGCGTTTGAAGTTTAAGGCGTCCGCCTTCTTCGCGAAGAGACGAACGAAGTCCCCTTGACCGAAGCCGCTCGTCCCCGTCGCTTCGATGCGGCGGAAACAATCGGGTCCGACGACTTGGGTTTGTCCGCCGTCATCTTCGGCGAAGACGATATGCGCGAGAGACTTTATCGGCTTCCCGCAAAGGTAACAGCGTTGACTAGCCATTGCCGTTCGCCTTGAACATCGCCCAAACCTTGCGGCGGGCGGGGGTTGATCCGCGCACGATGACGGGGGCTTTCGTTCCGTCGATCCAGCTATAACACTTCATGACGGGGTTATAGGCGACGCGCGGGTTCTGTTCGCAGTAGCGCGCGAAATCGACCGTCGCTTGCGGCGCTGAAATCCCGAAGTAATGGATCACGGTCGAACGATTGACGCGCCCGTCTTCGATCAATCGGTCTTCGATGTAGTCGAGCCGTCTATTAGCTTCCCAATTTGCCATTGCCGAATCTCCTATGAATCTTCATGTTGTGGTTTCCCAATTGCAGGGGGGCGGCGGCGAGGGGGCGGAATGCGGCGGCGTTCCGTCCCCTCAACCTTTAGCGGGACGTCTTGATCTCGGCGGGGTCGAAGCTTCCTTCGATCATGATCGCGCCGTCGCCGATTTGGATCGTGTGAAGAAGGATCGCCGTTAGGCTGATCCGCTCGCCGGGAAGCCAAACCTTCACTTCGCGGAACTTGTCATCGACCTTCGAAAGAGCGTCGATCAATTGTTGAACGGTCATCGCTAGAAGTCCTTTCTCGGTTTAAGTAAAAAAATTTTCTATCTTGCCAGGTGGAAGGGAACCGATAGGTTCGCCCATGTTGCTACTTGTTGTCCTCCCGACTTGGGCGCGGTTAACCCCCGCGCCCTTTTTCATTTGCGGGGGATAACCCGCCGTCGGGCGATTGACGGGGGACAGGCGGTCGCCCATGTTCGGCGGGCTTCGTTCTGTCCAGTTCGAAAGCAGTCCCGCAAGGCGGGGGGCGTTTTGCAGCGCCCCCCGTTTGCGTTTGTGGACCTTAGAAGTCCGTTCCGGTCACAACGATTTCGATTCCTTCGCGGTCTTCGGGTTTCGAACCCTGTTCCTCGTCGAGCGCGCCCATAAGAGCCTCGAAGAAGCCGCCCGTCTCGGGCGTGTCTTTCGGCAAGAGATCGCCTATCATGCGGGCTTGTGCGCGAGTGATTGTGATTTCCATAGTTCGAAGTCCTTTCGTCTTGGGCGGGATTGCCCCCGCTTCCCCCGGCTTCGAGCGCCGGGGGAAGCAAGAGTTCCCCGCGATCAGTAGTCGGGGCTTTCGCCCGTGTCGTCACGGTCGAAGCCATCGATCTTGTCGGCGACCTTCGCGTCATTGGAAGCGAGCGGCTTCGGGATCGCGGCGCGGTACGCTTCGAAGCGACCGTCCAGAATGAAAGCCTTCATCGATCCCCAATCGTCCGACGAGAAGACCGTCGTCCCCGGATCAATCCCGGCGTTCTCGTCCGGCCAATCAAGCGTTAGCGTGAACCGCTTCATTGTTCCTTCGAGACGGCTTTCGACATGCTCGCTCAAAGACGGCGACGCATAGTCGAACCAAAGGCGGAAGCCGTCTTGTTCTTCCGGCTCGGCGCTCGGCGACGTGTCATTGCGCCATGTCGAGTCCAGCCATCCCGGCAACTGTTCGATCATCACGATATAGTTATAATCGAAGTCGCTGAAAATTCCGCGATGGCGCGGCGGCGTCGGCGACTTCGGAAGCAGGGCGCGAAGGTCGCGCAAGGTGTTCGAGAAGATTTCGCTCGCCCCTGCGACGTTGCTAATCGCTTCGGCTTCTTCGAGCGCCTTTAGCGTCGTGTCGAAGAGTGCGGCGGGAACAGTGACGGGCGCGCCGTATTCGAAGATGACGGTCCCGTTCTCGACCGTGAATGGAACGCGCTTCAAGAGAAGGGCGTCGGTCGCTTCGTCGGGAATGCCCCAAGTCTTCGAGACGATATCGCGAAGGACTCTGCGATCCTTCTCGAAGGCGTATCCGTTGATCGCCCAAGCGATCAGTCCCGGCGCGTTCACAAAGTCGGCGGACGCAAGTCGATATGTGGTCGTTAACATGGAAGTTCCTTTCCTATGAGCGGGCTTGCTCGCACGCCGCCCGATCATGTCGGGCGGCGGTAAAGTTTCCCTTAACCGAAATAGAAGATGCGGCATTGACGCGCCGCCATTGTGAGAAGGTCTTCGCGATCCTTCGGCATCATCGCATCCGGCATCAACCGAATGAGCGTGTCGCACGTTTGCATGGTCGCGAGACAGGACGCGGCGAGACCGTCGTCGGTCGTCATGTCCAAAATCTTCGCATCAACGCGCGTGTGCCAATGCGGCGGAAGAACTTGTCGAAGCGTCGTCGGCTTCGGCGGCTCGTTGCGCTCGGGATATTCGACCGCATCCCAACGCGCGAGGAAGACGTGAAGCCAATCGATTTCGGTTTCGTTCTCGACTTCGTTGTCTTGAAGTTCGATCAAGAGAGAGTCGGCGCTTTGCGGTTCGAGCGCATCGATCTTCGGATGCGCTTTGATCCATGCGTCGTAAATGTCGCATAGAACATCAATGTCCGTGGCGGCTTCGATGGCTTCGACTGTGTGTTCGGTCATAGTCCTTACTCCCGATTAGTTGTTGAGATATTCATATTCAGTATGTGCGAAGTTCGCGTCGTCGCCGCGATCAAGCCAAGCGATGATTTCGGCGATATCTTCTTCGTTCGCGCCGTCGCTCTTCACGCTTGCGACGACATGGGCTTCGCGTTCGGCTTCCGTGTCGAAGGGAAGCAGGGACTTATATCCGCGTCCCGTATGATCGACGATCCGAAGGAAGAAGGTCATTGCGCCGCCCCTTCATGAAAGACGAGCGCGCGATAGATTGACAGTGCTTCCGCTCCCGGAAGTTCGTTGACGATCTTCGCCGAAGGATGCTTCGTCTTCACATAATCGATATGCTTCTTCGAGATCGGCGCTTTGTCTTTGAAGGTCATGTTGAAGAGTTCGCCGTCGCGGATGAAGACGACCGACTTCTTAAGGTCGCGGCGAAGGGCGAGTTTCACTTCGCGCTCTTTCATGTATTCGTCGAGCGTCACGCCGCACCATAGATCAAGGTCCATCGCGAGACCGTCCTTCGAGTATTCCGAAGGGATCGGGGGAAGCGACTTCACGAAGGCTTCCGCTTCGGCGAAGGCGGCTTCCTGTCCCTTGACGACGTGCGCTTCGTCGGGTCCGCCGTGACCGCGATTGCCGACGTCGGCGACGTGCTTGCCATTCCAGAACAGGCGCGCCGAATAGCAATAGGTCTCTTCGGACAGGCGTTGATTGACCGAGATCGATTTCAGTTCGAGAGAGTTCACGACATACTCGACGAGTTCGCCCCGAAGAGCATGGGGATAAGTCATCATCGCGAGCGTCGTCGCCTTCTCTTTGCGATCCGCTTCGACGGTCATTTCATAGTCGGGCTTGCCGACGGCTTTAATCACGACATGAAAAGTTGTCATTGTGGAAGTTCCTTTCCAGTTTGGCGGGTTTGCCATCACGCCGCCCCGTTGCCGGGACGGCGGTCTAGTTCCCCGTTATTGGTCGGGCGCTTGCTTCAAGTCTTCGATAGCTTCGGCGACGCTCGCGACTTCTTGTTCGAAAGTGCCGACGTCTATCGGAAGGTCGAAGTCCGCGCCGACTTTCGATTCCAAGTCGCGAATATCGTCCAGCCAAGACGAGTATTGCGAACCCGCGTCGTCGCCCCGCCATTTCTCGGAACGTCCGTCGAAGTATTCTTCGCCGACGCTTAATAGGTCGGCGATGAAGCCTTCCGCTTCGGCGCGCTCTTCGTTGAGTTCTTCGAGCGCCGCGTCGAGGCGGGGCTTTATCTCGGCGAGTATCACGCCGACCCTTGCGGCGGCTTCCCTGATCTTGTTCGGGTATGCGTTGAGCCGCTTATAGTCGCTGTTTGAAATCTGCTTCATGGTGCGAAGTCCTTTCGTTGTTGATCGTCGTCAGGCGGCGCTTGACGCCGCGACCGTCGAGGGAAGCGAACCCCCCTCTAGGTTTCGATCTGTGTTTCGATTAACGATGTAAATCAGCAACGAAGAAAATATAGGTCCGATCCGCATAGTAATCAAGCGTATTCGGACGGGGAAAACATCAAGCAGATTGAAGGGCTTAGAAGGGGGCTTAAGATGGCGTTAACGGCGGAAACCGCGAATCTCACACAGAATGCGCGGGACCTGGCGAGTTCCCTTGCTGTTCTGCTTAAGCCGTCCGTGCCGCTAGAGCCGGACGAATGGGGCGCGGCAAACAGGACCTATCCGCCGTCGGCGGGCGTCCCCGGTCCCCGCGATCCGTGGCTGACAGCGTATAAGATTCCCTTCGCCCGCGCGGTCGCGTCCGGTCGATGGAAGAGGGTCGTCGACGTGTCCGGCGCGCAAATGGGGAAGAGCGACACGATCCTCGACATTATCGGTCATCGCCTCGACCAAAGACCCGTGCCGATTTTGTACGTTGGACCGACGCGGCTCTTCCTGACAGAACAGTTCGAACCCCGCGTTATGTCCCTTCTCGACGAAGCGCCCGTTCTCGCCCGCAAGGTCGCTCGCGGCAAGCGAATGACGAAGACAAAGAAGACCGTCGCGGGCGTGCCGCTTCGCCTCGCGCACGCGGGTTCGTCGTCGGCTTTGAAGTCCGACCCCGCCGCCCTGGCAATCATTGACGAATACGACGACATGCTTCGCAGCGTGCGCGGACAGGGCGACCCGCTCGGCTTGGTCGAGGCGCGCGGCGACACTTACGCGGAATTTGTCATGGTCGTTACCTCGACGCCTTCGCTCGGTACAACCGAAGTCGAGCGCGATCCGAAGTCGGGTCTTGAGTTCTGGCGGAAGGTCGCCGCCGAAGACGTGCAATCGGCAATCTGGAATCTTTGGCAAAACGGGACGCGCCACCATTTCGCGTGGAAGTGTCCGCATTGCGAACGACACTTCATCCCGCGCTTTCAACTTCTCAAATGGCCGAAGGGGTCGAGCGCTTCGCAAGCGAAGGAAGGCGCATATCTTACTTGCGGCTTCGACGATTGCGGCGGCGTGATCGAAGACAAGCACAAAGAGCGCATGAACTCGGAAGGCGTGATGATCGCGCCGGGGCAATGGTTCGACGAGCGCGGCAACGTGTGCGGCGACCCCGAACCGTCCGACACGATCTCTTTCTGGACGTCCGGACTTTGCTCGCCGTTCAAGACATTCGGAGAGCGCGCCGAGACCTATATCAACGCGGTTCGATCAGCCGATCCCGAGAAAGTCCGAACGGCGATTAACGCAGCATTCGGCGAACTCTATTCTCCTGGCGGCGGCTCGGTTCCGCAAGCGGCGGAAGTTCACGCGCTCAAGTCGCCCTATGTTATGGGGACCGTCCCGACGGGCGTTGTCTGTCTAACGGCGGGCGTCGACGTCCAGAAGAATCGCCTCGTCTATGTGGTGCGCGGATGGGGATATCGGGCGACGTCTTGGCTTGTGCAACATGGCGAATTGTGGGGACCGACGAGCGAGCCGGAAGTTTGGTCGGCGCTCGAAGACCTTCTCGAAACCGAGTTCGGCGGCTTGCGGGTTCGCATGTCGATGATTGACGCGGGCTTCCGTCCGAACAAGGTCGAGCCGGGATCGGCGTCCGTCGTCTATGACTTTTGCCGGACGCATCAACGGAACACGCGCCCGTCGCTCGGCGCGGAAACGCTGGCGTCCGGCGCGCTGCAAATCTCGAAGATCGAAATCGATCCCGGTCACGGTAAAGCGAAATATGGTTTGGAGCGGGTTCGCATCAATACGGACTGGTGCAAACTTTGGGTTCACGAAAGGATCAAATGGCCTCAAGATCAGCCGGGGGCTTTCTTCCTTCCCGACGACGTGACCGACGATTATTGCCAGCAATTGCTTTCCGAAGCGCGCGTCACGTCGAAGGCGGGTCGCGTTCAATGGCTTCGACGCTCGAAGGAAAATCACTTTCTGGATTGCGAGGCGATGGCCTATGCGGCGGGCTATATGCTCAACGTCCAGCGGATCGGCGGTTCGCACGGCGACGCCTTTAAGGAAAGAGCGACGGACGTTGACGGAAATCCCCAAACCTCTAAACCGTCCGAAATCGCGATCAGGACGGCGCAAGAGAAAAAGCCAATTCGACCGAAGTCAAAGCCGAAGGTTATTCGGTCAAACTTTCTTATGAGATAGGGAACCCCAATGGCTCGAACCGCCGTCGAAGTTGAAGCCGAAATCGACAAGCTGAAAAGTCTTCTCTCGAAGGGCGTTCTTCGTGTCCGTCACGGCGACACGGAAACCACATATCAGAACGCAACGGAAATGCGGAACTATCTGTCCGCGCTCGAAGCCGAGTTGCGCGCGCTTCGTCAAACGTCCGTGAAGCAAATCCGCTTTACGACAAGCAAGGGGCTTTAACATGACCGTCGCGAACGTCCGTGTCCGGATCAAGGGTTCGAACATCTATGTTCCTCAACCGAGAATGAAGGCGGTCGCTTCGGGCTTCGACGCCGGAAGCCAAGCGCCCCGCCTCTCGAAATGGATCACGTCGAACCGGGGACCGAACGAAAGCCTCACGGGGTCGCTTGATCTCATCCGCTCGCGCTCGCGCGACATGGTTCGCCGCAACGGTCTAGCGGACGGCGCGGTCGAGAAGTTCGTCGACAACTTGATCGGGACCGGGATCGTTCCTCAATTTCGCACGAAGGACGCGAAATTCAATAACGTTCTTTCCGAATTGTGGCTTCGCTGGACGGACGAAGCCGACACGTTCGGCGATTATGATTTCTACGGTCTGCAAGCGCTGGCGACTCGTTCCATGCTCGAAGCCGGGGAAGTCTTCACGCGCCTTCGTCCCCGCCGCCCTGGCGATATGCGGACGGTCCCGTTCCAGCTTCAAACGCTCGAAAGCGAGTTCGTTCCCGTCGACAAGAACGAAGCGCTTTCGGATTTCTCGATCATCCTGTCAGGCGTCGAACTCGACGCGCTCGACCATAAGGTCGCCTATTGGATGTATCGCCAACACCCCCACGACTACAATCTTCGGGCGCTCGGGATCGGCGAAACCTATCGCGTCCCGGCGAGCGAAGTCGCGCACATGAAGATGGTTCGCCGTCCCGGCATGATGCGCGGCGAGCCGTGGCTGACACGCGCCCTTGTCAAGCTTCACGATCTCGACAAGTACGACGACGCGCAACTCGTCAAGCAACAAGTCTCGGCAATGTTCGTCGCCTTCATGTCGCCGAACGCCGAAGGTCAAGTCACATATCGCGACGACGTGGACGCGGACGAAGAAGGCGTCGAACTCGCCTCGCTCGAACCGGGGACGGCGCAAGTCCTTCCTCCTGGCGCGACCATGAACTTCTCGAACCCGCCGTCGGTCGGCGATTCCTATGAAGCATTCTCGAAGCAGCAACATCGCTATATCGCGTCGTCGCTCGGCGTCCTCTATGAACAATTGACCGGGGACTATGCGAGCGGCAACGACCGCACATGGCGCGCCGCCTTTAGCGACTTCAAGCGCAAGATGCGCCGCTATCAACATCATCTGATCGTGTTCCAATGGTGCCGACCGATCCTTCGTCGTTGGGTCGATCTCGGAATCATTTCGGGACAAATCGTCGTGCCGGACGGGATCACGCCCGACGACATTTGCGCGGCGGATTGGGTTCCCCAAGCGTTCGATTACATTAACCCCGTGCAGGATATCCAAGCGCAAAATCTCGAAATCCGTTCCGGTCTCGCGTCGCGTCGTTCGAAGATCAACGAGAAGGGCGACAATATCGAACGGATCGATCAAGAGAACGCGGACGATATCGAACGGACGGACGCGCTCGGCTTGATCTACGACACGAATCCGAAGCAAGTCTCAATGGCTGGCGTGACGCAAGCGCGCCCGAACGGCTCGGGCTTCGCCACTCCCGAAGGCGATCTCGGCGACCCGACGAACACGCCGACCCCGGATCAAGGCGGCTTCGGGGGTCCGCCGCCCGATCCGTCGGCGGACCCGACGCCGAACGCTCGGGCGAGGCGGTGAACTTCCGCCTCTAGTCAAGTCGCAATC